CCACCAGCACACAAAACTGATTTTGAGTAAAACAAGTCGAAAGTTGAGACATAAAGGGAAAGTGATCCAGAGGATCAAGACAAAATAAAACCGAATTATAGTCAAGATCGGCCTAAAGTGCATCTGATGCCACGCAATTTGGCAGCATCAGAAGTCATACCGATAAAATATAGGCTAACCCCATACCTCCTGCGCAATTTCATTCATCAGTTTAAGTTTTTTCCACTGCGTGTCATAAGAAATACGGTTGCCCTCTTCCATCGAAGCAAAACCACTTTGTGGACATAGGCCCAATTGCTCAAGGGGAAGATATGCTGCCGCTTGCTGAATTTTGGCAATCAGCTTCGTTTTGTCTTCAACAGTCTCTATTTTAGTCGAGATCAAACCTAAAAAGACTTCCGCATTCGTGCCCTGTAATTTTGCTAAAGGCTCAAAACCACCTGCACGCTCGGTGTCAAACTCTAATAAGTAACGATCAATATTATGTAATTTTTCAAAGATAAAACTCTCAATTTCGGCATAGCCACCTTGATACAACCAACTGGATAAAAAATTACCACGGTTAATATGTAGTGCCACCACAAGGTCTTCAGGTTTATTGGTAAGCGCAATATTTAAAGTCTGAACAGCAAAATCTGCTAGCTCATCAGGATTTGTACCCAATGCAAGCTCTTTGTCACGTTGTTTTTCGTCGCACAAATAGGCCCAAAATTCATCGTTAATCTGAAGATAGCGACAACCTTGCTCATATAAGGCTTGAACTGCTTTTTGATAAGCCTGCCCTAAATCTTCAACGTATTCAGCCAAACGCTCAGCATAATGATTATTATTGCGCAAATGTGGATACAACATCATGTTGGGGCTCGGCAAAGTAAATTTTGCTGTCGCAAAGCCATCAATAGCCTGATGTAAAAAACGATAATGCGCAAGACTTGGATGGTCTTCTGGAAAATCAATTTTTCCCGTTACACGAACATCATAGGCTTTGCTAATGACACCTTTAAACTGTAATCCATCACGGGTCTTATAACCTTGAATACCATCAAATTGTTCAAGAAAATCGTAATGCCACCAACCACGGCGAAAGTCACCATCCGTCATAATGGTGCAGTCATTATCCAACTGAATATCGATCAGGTTATCAATTTCGGCATCTTCCACTTGACGTAATGTTTCTTCATAAATCACACGATCAGCAAAATCATAACGGGCTTTTTTCAATTTTAATGGTCTTAAAAAGCTCCCGACATGCTCGACCTTATTATTAGCGTACTGGTTTTTTGCTGCTTGGCTCGTGTTGCTCTTCATAAATGTCGTCATTTTAAATGTAGCTTGGATTGAATCGGAGTATCGAAGAAATGTCGAATTTAACTTTTATATGCTGTAATTATTGAATAGTGATAAGCATCATAGACTTAATAATATTTATGCATGTTATTTAACACATTTACTGAAACATGCTCATGTTAAGGTGAACTTATTTCATGTTTTACTTCATAAAAAAGCCAGATGACGTATCATCTGGTTTTCGACTCGTCACACTTAACCCGAAAAATTAAATATATTTTGGAATTATGCTCAGAGCCCCCAAAAACTTTTACTACAATTTCATTCACAAGTTAAAGCTTACGCAAATGTGCATCATAAGGAACACGATTGCCTTCTTTAGTTAATGAGAAACCACATTTTGGGCTTAATGCCAATTGCTCTTGACCTAAATGTAGATATGGACATCCAACTGAAATCTGACAAAATCAATACAGGAACAAGTTTAATCGAATATGACAAAATGACTGATCATTATCTTGAAGCACCTAAACCTGAGAAAATTAGTTATAGATAAAGCATTATTTTTAAATTTAAATTAATGCTTATCCACATTAGAAAACTATTTAATTCCCCGAAAATAGCCCTAACAAAAAGCCCACTACAATGAGGGGGCTTTATTGTGTTGATTAATCAACGAATTTTGGTAGGTATAAGCAGACTCGAACTGCTGACCTCTACGATGTCAAAGACACTACAAGTTAAATAATATCAAAAGCTTAAATTTTTCCTGTCGTATTCCTGTCGCATTTCATAATTTTTATACTAATTAATCTTTGTACTTACATCTAATAAAACATTGTTCAAGTAAACATTCCTTAGGCAAATATCAAGCTATAGAGTCAGTGTATTTAATAGGCATCACAGCATTTATTACCAGAATATATTTGCAGGATTGAACAAATATTTTATGCCTACATTCTTACAATCTAAAATTTCAGGTCATAAAAAAAATAGGTTACTTTAGTTACCAAAATTAATATTAATAGCTATATATATGAAATTATTAAGATTTAATTGAATTTATAAAAGTTACTTTTAGGTTACTTTTGAGTTACCAGTAACCCATTTTTTAGGTTACCAACAGTAACCTATTAAGTATTTGTTTTTAATATATTAATTACTTTTTTAAAAGCATTCGTAACCCTTGGTAACCTAATAAAAGTTACCAATTATTTTAATATAAATTAATAACTTATCTATTGTTTTTAATGTTGGTAACCTAAATTGAACTTTTATTTTTAGCTCAACTACCTTTATTATGATAAAAAATTAACCTTTTGTTTTACCTAACTTTTTAATAGACTCTTACTGATGCAAATATTAGTAGTTGTAAAATAAATATGGATAAAAATACGTCATCTAATCCTGACATTCAGATTCAAAAGATTGAAAGAAATATGAAGTGGTCTATCGGATTTGCTATAGGTTTAATTTCTTTGATTCTTTTCGCTTATTTTAGAAATTTCCATGGCAGCTTATCGAATGATCATGGTAATTGGGGGACATTTGGTGATTTTGTTGGTGGAGTATTAAATCCAACTATTGCTGCTCTGGCATTATTTTGGTTAATTAATTCAGTTAAACTGCAGATTGAAGAACTTAAAAAAACTAATAATGCCCTAGAAGCTACGGTTGAAACATCACAACATCAGCAAACACAAATAGGTGTACAGAATTTTGAAAACTTATTTTTTCAGTTATTAACTACTCTAGGTAACATCACTAATGACATTCGTGCTGGATCCGCTGAATCTTTAATTCAGCAAGCAAACCCATGGATATATCAAAATCAATCAGAAGATAATAAATCTCAAACTAAAGAAAGATATGCAATTGTTCATAATGAAATTGGGAGGAAATTTAGAAATCCTAACCCTCCAGTTACTGGAAAAGAGTCTATTAAAGACCATATTATTTTTTTTAAATCTTATGTAATTGATCCTTCACCTGTAATTATTCTTAATACAACTGCTATCAATCCATGGGAAAAATTTTATACAGATGTAATTGATGATTATTTTGGCAGCTATTTTAGAATATGCTATCAGATAATCAAACTAATTGATCAAAATGAAACACTTATAAAATTTAAAATCAATCCCAATGATCCATTTTCAGAGCAGCAAAAAAAATATTTTGATATTTTTCGTGCGCAACTTTCAAATTATGAATTAGAAGCAATTTTTTTCAATTGTTTGACTAAACATGGGGGTAAAAAATTTAAGGAAATGATTGAAAGATATGGATTATTCGAACATTTATTATTAGACCACAATCATAATGTAGATATGGCCAATAAATTGACTATGTATGCATATTTCTACAATCCTAGGGTCTTTGAAAAAAATAAAGAATGGCGAGCATACTTTCTAGAAATTAATAGTTTTGAAGGGAGAAAAAAATATCATATTCGTGAAGATACATACGTGGATATTAATAATCGCCCTCAAAATTCGAATTTAACGAAAATCAATTCATAGATGCATCAGATCGCATCACTTTGCATCAACTTCAACGCCTTGATATACCCTAAAATCCTTTGATAGCATAGGTTTGAGTTATTTTTACTACTGCATCAAAATAATGACTTTTAGTAAGACTGCGGAGGCGTGAGGGAACTGCATTTGGCAAAGCAATGCCTACTCTATCTAATTTAAATAGAGTAAAAATAAAATATGGGAATTAGAAAATCAAAAGCATAAAAATCAAGTAAATTACACTACTTAATTGGAGTGCAATTTATTTAATACATTTATAATTAAATTAAACATTTTTATCTTTCATTGCAGGCATTAAAATTTCTTTAACGCAAGTTCCGTTAGAAGTAGAAATAATAAATTTGATGGCTTGTATTACATCTATTAATGGAATTAATGAATAATTGGTTTCTTTTAAAACTTTCTCTATAGGGACATCTATTTCATACTCTGTAGCTAAGTACCCTAAGTTTAAGATACTTACACCTATCAAATCATTACGCAGTATTTCCCTTAGTGATTCAGCAATCCCTCTCAAAGCAAATTTAGTTGCAGAGAAAATCAATTCTTTTCCATTATGATTTCCTACCCCCCAAGTCGATCCAATTAAAATTACTTTCGCATTATTAGAGGCCCTCAAATTTTTAAGCAAACTCTGGAGTGATTGAATACAAGTAGTGATATTGGTACTTATTATTTGATTGATTTCAAATGATGATATTTTTTCAAAATCATATTCTTCTGTAAAAGCATTTGCTTCCCAAATACCTACGTTGTAAATCAAAACATCTATTTTATTATCATTTATGATTTCTTTTATTTGATGAACTGAATTCTCGCTAGATGATAGGTCAGCTTCAATCCAATTTAGATTAGCCATCTCAGTAGGAGCGGAACGAGAGACCCCATAAATAACGTCATTTGACTCGGGTATTGATTGAATAATTGCCTTACCTAGACCTTTACTGACCCCATAGATTAAAAAGTTCTTACTTAAATTACTCATGTATTGTTATCGTCAGTGCTTAAAATAATTTAACTATAAAACCTAAAGTTAACTTGAGGTCAAGTTTCCATTTAAACTATCGAAAATATTGGAGGATTAAAATGATTAAAGTTGTTGATTTACCAAGTTTTGATATGGCTTAGTCACTTAAAACTGAAGAAGATATTGTGATTTATCTAAATATGGTTCTTGAAGACAATGATGCTGCTGAATTAGAGCACGCACTTGGTGTAATTGCCAAAGCGCGAGGCATGACCTAAATTGCGAAAGAAGCAGGTATTGGCAGAGAAGCTCTCTATAAAACACTTCGTCATGATTCAGCGCCTCGTTTTGATACTATCAATCGTGTAGTGAATGCTTTAGGTTTAAAACTTACAGTACAACATACTTAAAAGCTACTTAATCAAACCATCCAACTTTCGGGGGGCAGATCATAAGCTCCCATTTTTAAACTCAATTCAAGAAGAAACTCGTCAAAGTCATAGAGCAACCACATATTCCAAAGAATATGCTTCGAGAAGATCTTGCTGGCTGTTATAAAATTAAGTTGCTAAAAGCTGGAGTAAGATTGGTCTATCAAGTCAAAGATAATGAAGTTGTTATTTTGCTTATTACTGTTGGTAAACGGGCTGATAGCATAGTTTACGATGAAGCAAAAAAGCGTATTAAAGACTAAAAAATGAGAGCTTGAGGCTCTCATTTTTGTGCTTACTTCAAATTAAATAGTAATTCTGATTTATATTTCATTCAGTTATAGAATATGTCAATTTCCTGCTTTACTACGCTTTTTCTATGCAATTTAGATACGATATAAATGGACTACGAGCAATCGCTGTTCTTGCTGTAGTCATTTTTCACTTTAATCCACAATGGCTACCAGGTGGATTTGCTGGGGTTGATGTTTTCTTTGTGATTTCTGGCTTTTTAATGACATCAATTATTTTTAATGGTGTAGAAAAAAAGACCTTTAATTTATTCAAATTTTATAATGCTCGAGCAAATCGAATCATTCCTGTATTAGCTGCAATGTCAGCTGTTTTACTAGTATTTGGGTGGTTCTATTTAATCCCAAGTGACTATCGTGACTTAGGACGTCAAGTTGAGAAAAGCTCTTTATTTATCTCAAATCTTTTATTTGCAAAAGGTGGCGGTTATTTCGATACAGCAGAGCATACAAAATGGTTACTACATACATGGTCTTTATCTGTTGAATGGCAATTTTATATCGTCTTCCCAATTCTCATAGTCATTCTAAAGAAATATCTCAGTTTCAAAAATCTACAACGTGTTGTTATAATTTTATTTCTAGCAAGTTTTATTTACTGTGTTTATGCAACTTATAAAGATAGTAAAACTGCTTACTTCTTGCTAACAAGCCGAGCTTGGGAAATGTTACTCGGTGGCTTAGCTTTCCTATACCCTTGGTCACTTCAAAACAAAATCAAACAAATTACTGTTCAATCCCTAGGTATTGTTCTTATTGTTGCTTCTTATTTATTAATATCAAAAGATACATTATGGCCTGGTTATATGGCACTCATCCCTGTCTTTGGTGCATATTTAATTATTGTAAGTAACTTCCAAAATAATTTTGTCATCAATAACTCAGCTTTTAACTATATCGGGAAATGGTCTTATTCCATCTATGTATGGCATTGGCCCTTAGTCGTTTTTGGATTCTACTTTACATTTGAAAATTGGTGGATCTATGGCATTCCTCTTTCAATCTTACTCGGATTCTTAAGCTATAAATTGATTGAAAAGATTAATTTTCCAAGATATTCATCTTGGAAAAAGATATACAAGGTTAAACCCTTTTATATCTTTTTAGTCATTTTAGGTTGTGGCTATACCATAAAAGAAACAAACGGTGTGATTTCACGACTTCCAGCAGTTGCGACAATTGCTGAAAAAGAAAGTACTAATTCAAACCCTTATAAATGTGATTCCAGTTTAAGAAATCGTGATGTAGAAGAGTGCAAAATTGGCAATAAAAGCAATATAAAAGCTGTAATTATTGGGGATAGTCATGCTGACTCATTAACCACTGCTGTTGCTTCAGCATTTGACTTAAAAAATGAAGGAATAATTTCTATTGTAACTTCAAGTTGTCCATTTTTCCTGAATGCCAATATACAAGACCAGATAAATAATGATGATTGTCATAGCATTAACATTAAACGCATCGAATTAATTGAGTCTAAAAAATATGAAAACATTCCTATTATTTTAATATCTAGATTCCCAGCATATATTGAAGGTCAAAATGATGTTGAACGTGTAAAAAATGAAGGGAATAAACCGTCTATATATTTTGCTAATGATAAAAAAATTCCAAAGGATAAACTTTATAAATTGGTTTCTAAAGACTTAACAGAAACACTATGCAAAATTTCTAAGAGTAATCCAACATATATCACTTATCCAGTTCCTGAATTCCCAATGAACATACCTAAAACTATAACTAAAAATGCATTCTTTAATAGATCTATTCCTATAACTATGTCTTATGAAAATTACTTAAAACGCTCATCTAAAGTAAGGGATGTCATTCATAATAGTGCAAAAACATGTAGAGTAACGACAATAGATCCAGCAAAAATATTGTGTCCTGATAATCAGTGTATATCTACTTATAAAGGCAGGCCTATTTATCGTGATGGAGATCATTTAAGTGAATATGGAAATAAATTATTAGTACCTATGTTTAGAGAATACTTAGGACAATAATCATTATAAATGGCAGATTTATTATTTAATTTATAAGTAAATCTGCCCAATCATTTAACATAATAATAGAGCTTATACGAAATTCATCTAAAAATAGTTTTATATTTCAAAAAGTTATGTTATAAAAAATTGGGACGCAAAACCTAAAAAACCGACTTGGAAACAAGTCGGCTTTTTTATGTACAACTCTGGAAGATATAGCCAATAAAATTGATTAATATTTAATCCATTTGAATCTTTTGTCTATGTTATCAATTCATCCACTGCTCAAATTATCCACAATTTCTACGGATAACCTTTGGGGTAAAATTTAAGCAGTTGTGTACGCTTAAGCGCACAACAATTCCCGCCCTTTGCTGCTATACGATCTCAACAAGATCAGATACAAGGAATGTGAGGTACGACAGGAGTTATACCTAAGCATCAAATACGAAAAACCCCGACAGGATGTCGGGGTTTTTTTATGCAAAAATATTTTTATAAAGTATGAATAGTTTTAACTATTCACTAGTGGATAAAAGCTCATAATTTTTAAACTTTATCACTTCCACACCCAATCGTTCATTGACCTGTTTAAGTAAGTTTTGATAAAAAACAATTTCATTGTAATAAAAAACTTTTGCAGCCTTTTCAATATCACCAAACCCACCTGCATTTTGTGGTACTACACCAATGAGTTGAGGTGGTATACGATGCCCTGCAAGTTGGTCATCACGACTGGCTATTTTGATATTATAAAATTCATCCTTGGCAGCAACTTCAGCCAGTGGAATAACTTTAACTCCATCTTTCGTTCCTCCGGGTGTATAGATTAATAAATTTTTAAAATTGCCTGCCCCTTTTGAGTTTTCAAGCGAATCCTCTAAATCATCGACATCTTGCTGACTTTGTAATGCATCGGTCATGTGTAGAATAAAACCTGCATGTGCTCCATTTTTATAATATCGACGACGGAATAAAGTAGCTGCTTCATTAAGCAAAATTGCATTTACACTACTCAAATAATTAGGTATGCCGTAAATTTCCTGCCCAATATCAGTTTCAAAAATATGGATCATATCTTGAGGTTCAAATTTATGATTATTGATCTGGTCATAGCCCAACTGATAATAACTTGATAAATCCAATGCCCTTCGCATATTCAGTGCCGGTCTAGATCCAAGCCCAACAACCCCACCAAAACGATTACGTTTCACATGCACATAACAATTCGCAAAGGTTAAAAGATTCAGAGCCAAAGCATTAAATTCATGGCGACTTAACAACGGATGAGGAATGTAATCACTGGTGAGAATATTGCGCTTCACAATTAAGGCACTGGTGTGATGACTGGTTGCTCGAAACAATTTTGCCGTGGCCAACATATCGTATGGCAATTCATACCAGTCTAACCATTTCGGACAATAGCCATATTCAAACAAGGCATGGCCATCCAGTACCGGTTCTGCTTCCCCAAAATTTTTACAAATAATTTTACTGGTTGGAGCAGCTACAGCCAGTTCTTGTTTTTGCAACAAACCAAACCGATCCAATTGCTGATGTAGCATTGATTTTATATTCATGATTTAAATACTCTGATTCGGCTACGTGCTGCGCCTTGTTGAGATGGATCTGTAATATCGACAATCGGTGCTTTTTCTAAACCATTCATAATTGCCCAAGCTATATCACCATGCCCATTTTCTGCAGAGCGACTGGTGACTAAGGTTTTATTCCCCCCTCCACTGGTCATGGCTTTTTTAATGGAAAGGAAAGCTTTTGCTACAGTGGTGAGACCCGCATCAAAATTGAGTCGTCGTTTTTGAAATAACTCTTTGGCTCTGAGTCCCATACGAATTTTTAATTCGGGGTTATAGTTTAGTCTAGTTAAAGCAGGGAAAAACTTAGATACATATTCAGAAACAGCAAGACCATTACCAGTGTTATCAATGCCAATAAAAGTGACGTTGTAGCGTCCACAGACTTTTTTAATATATAAAGATTGCTCTTGAGCTGTTTGCCCTTTGAATTGTTTTATTTCAAGTACTCGATAAGGCGACAATGATGTTGGTGGTGGCGCAATAACGGCAAGTGCAGCATTGTCACCTGTGAAAGATGGATCATAGCCAATCCATACTTCGCCTTGATAATGTGGCGTTTCATTGGGGTTAAAGTCGTTCCAGATTTCCCATGAATCCACCATATTAGGAATGATGTCTTTCAGTGGAAAATATGAGCCAGAATCATCGATAAAATCACAATCAAATAAATTGGCATATTCTTCATCGCCATACTCTGCAAGCAAGTCATCCCGATCAAATAAATCACAACCTTTAGCTTCAGCAGCATCTAAGGTCACAATTTGACGAGTCTTTCTATCAGCACATTTAACAGGCATTTTTAATGCGACTTTGCTGACATCAATTTCAATTGGTAATTTACGTTTACTATCTGTACCCGTCCAGAATGCATACGCTTCATGCAAAATACTGGAAGGTGTCGACATATAAATTTGCTTATACATTTTCTGCGATGCCATTGCAGAAGCGACTTTTTTGAACTTTAAAAAACTACGAATCCAAAAGAACTCATCCATGATGACATCACCATGACGGCCTTGAGCTGTTAAAGCATTTGTCCCTAAATAATATAAACTCGCTTGTCCATTTGGTCCGTTGACAACAATGGGATCTCCTGTCAGTTCAACTCCAATGACCTCTAAACAGAAAGCTTTTATATATTCAATAAATTGAAAGGCTTGTGCTCTTGAAGCGGACATAAAGATTTTATTTTTACCTGTTTTAAGTAAGTCAATAAAAGCCCATAGCGCAATAATATAGGTCGCCCCGATTTGGCGTGATTTCAATAAAATAAAAATCCGTGACCATGAAATAGCATCCATCCATTCTTGTTGATATAGGAATAGAAAGTCTGAAAACGCCTGTTCAAGTAAGACTAAATCTTCTTCGGTAATTTGGTTTTTAAGCTTTCTCTTTTTCGGCTTATTGTTGCGGTTTTCTAGTTTTGGATTGAGATCAGCTTGAGTCCCCCCTTGGCGATATCTTTCAATTTTCGCCCATCGTTCAAATTGAACACCAATAAAATCCATTTCTTTGTAATTGGCATTGCTTTTATTTTCCATAAAAGTCAGTGCTAAATATCGAACTTTAAGCCCAAGCGTTACATCATCAAATAAATCCGATTTTTCCCATCCTTCACGTTGTTTCCAACTTTCGACGGTCGCTCGATTTTCTTCAATTTGCTTGGCAATTTCAGACACAGTCATACCCATCGCAAACAGGATTCGTCCATGTTGCCGTGGGTTTAAATTTTCAAAAGTAAGCGGATGCAATGTATTCATGCGCCTAATGTAGCTCTAAGCATTCATTTTCCACGAATAGAAAAATCCTGATTAAGCGTTAAACAGGATTCTGGTCGTTGCGACACATATCCATTCACAAGCAGACTGCATACATCAGAAACATAGATGGAAATTTGTATGGGACTAGCAGGAGAAGGACGTGTAGAAAAACGCTTTCGTGTTGCCCGTGAAGGTCAAACCGTGGATGGGCGTGAACTGACTGGACAAGAAATTCAACAGATGGGATCAAGCTATAGTCTGGAAAAATATGGTGCACGAATCAATCTTGAGCACTATTCAGGATGGTCACCAGAACCACCTTTCAATGCCTATGGCGACATCATCAAAGTTGAAGCGGTTGAAGAAGATGGAAAATGGTCGCTGTATAACACCCTTTCTGCTCTGCCTAATTTTGTGGCCATGAATAAAAATGGACAAAAAATTTATCCATCAATTGAGTTTTACCGCAACTTTGCAGGGACTGGCATTGCCTATCAAGTTGGACTTGGTTTAACCGATACCCCTGCTTCACTCAGCACAGAACCCATTAAATTTTCAGCCAACCAATTTGCATTACGCACTCAACCTAACTCGGAGATTTATATGTCACTGACAGCTCCAACTGAACAAAACAATTCAGTTCCAAATGATCAAAAAGGATTTTTTGAGCAATTAAAAACCATGCTTTCACCGAGTCAGCCTAAACCTGCAGCGCAGCCCGATGATTTTCAAGCGGTAGTGACTCAAGGTTTAGTGACGGCATTGAATGGTATTAAAGACCTGAATGAAAAGTTTAGTACTTTAAGTTCAACACCTGCAGCGACAACCCCACCAGTGAACCTACCTGCTCCTGCACCTGTTACGCAAAATACTGAACAGCAAACAGCACCGCAAGATGCTTTGAGTCAAGCACTCACACCCATTTTGCAATCCATTCAAGGCTTACAAACCCAGCTCACTCAACTTTCAACGACTCCAGTCAATAACCCACCTGCAGCTGCAGGCGGTGATGCTGACCGTGTTGATTATTAATTAAGGAATTTATCAATTATGGCAGTCGTTCTCAGTCCTATCGCACGTACAAAATTATCAGCTTATATGGCAGACATTGCTCGAGCCAATCAGGTTGAAGATGTCAAACATAGCTTTGCCGTTCAGCCTGTACCTGAACAAAAAATCATTGCTGCTTACCAAGAGTCTGCGGACTTTTTAAAGCAAATTAACGTTTATCCAGGTACTACAGATACGCGTGTCAAAGCACGTGCACCAACCGCAGTCGGTGCATTAGATTTACTGGATGAATATAACTGTACCCAAACCAACTATGACGTTGCTTATTATTGGTCATTACTCAACGCTTGGAAGCATCATCCAGACTTCAAAGCCAAGCTTCAAGCAATGGTCATCAATGCCGTTGCACTGGATAAGCTGTGTATTGGTTGGAATGGTGTCTATCGCGCAGCGACTTCAGATCGCGTGGCCAACCCTCTTTTACAAGATGTTAAAAAAGGTTGGTTGCAAAAAATTCGTGATATTGCACCAGAGCAACATTACGAAGGAATCGATGACGGTACAGGCAAACTGGTCACCAAAATTGGCGCAGGCAATGAGTTCAAAACGCTTGATGGTTTAGTTGAATATGCAGTTGAAGAATATATTGCCGTACAACACCGTGAAAGTGGCTTAGTTGCTATTTGTGGCCGTGGCGTGTTGAGTGATAAATACTTGCCTTTGCTCAATACGATTCAAGATCCGACGGAACAATTGGCAGCACGTACCATTTACGCCAATAAGCAGCTTGGAACTTTACCTGCGCTGCATGTGCCTAACTTCCCTGCAAAAACCATTCTGATTACTCATCCGAAAAACCTGTCGATTTACCTTCAATCAGGCACTTTGGTGCGTTCTATTGTAGAACAGCCTGAGTGGGATCGTGCAGTCGACTTTCAATCAGTTAATGAAGACTTTGTGGTTGAAGACTATAGCAAGTGTGTGCTAATCGAAAATATTGAGGTACAAACCTAATGTCGACAAATTCAATGCGTGAACATCGTGAAAAAATGCTTGCAATCAAAGCCCAAAAAATGGCACAAAGCCCAGATCCACGCTTACGAAAAAAAGCAGTGATTATGGGTGTTGATCCTGGTGCAGCAGAAGGTGATCAAACTGGTTTCATCCCACAGTCCACGCCAACAGCAAATATTGAACTGCGTTTGTTCAATCACATGAGCCAATTAAAAGAGACCAAATCGACTCAGGACAAAATTGCCAAGAAAAAAGAATGGCTACCTGAATATTTAGGTTATATCGATGGCTGTTTAGCCGTTTCCCCTTCTGCACAAAATACAACACTTGTGACGTTAATGGTGTGGGCAGTGGATGCAGGTGAATATGAACTCGCTGTGCGAATTGCTGAATTTGCCATTCTCAATGACATGGTCATGCCTGAAGGACACATTCGTGGTATTGCGGAATTTGTTACAGAGCAATGCGCTATAGATTTTTGTGATGATGTAGACCTTGCCATTGCCCATGCTGAATTGATTAAAAAAATCATTGAGCTGGGTGTCGGTGAACAAATGGTGGATCAGGCTCGCGCCAAAATTTACCGTGCGCTAGGTGATGCATTAAAAGATGCTCAACCGATTGAAGCACAGAATGCTTATAAAAATGCCTTGCGACTCGATAGTAAAGTTGGCTGTAAAAAAGACCTTACAACCCTTGAAAAACTATTGACGAAGCAAACAACCGAGTCGTCTCCCGACGCCACTGTCGGCTCGCAGGCTGATTCACCTGATGCTTCGGCAGCAGCTGTGTCAGTTCCTGCGTCCACCGACTCTAATGTGCCTACAGACACAAGTACGGCTACGGAGTAACGGTCATGCTTCTAAATGCACCGCTACCTGATCGTGTGGTTCAAAATCCTGAACCAGAACGTCCAAATGTCAGCATTAAGGATTTATTGGGAACGGTGCGTTTAGATCAATCCAAAGGTGAGGATCTTTTAGCAGAAAAGATCCTCACCGCAATGGATGACATCAATACTCAAGTTATGTTGCTCAAAATCGAAACTGATACACAGATTCGCAAATATAAACGTGCAGTTTGCTATGAAGCTGCTGCACTGATTTGTGAAGATAATTTAGATTTTGATACCACAACAAACGGTCAATCACGTGGCGAAAATCAACAAGCAAAAATGCAGTCGTTACGTCGCATTGTCAATCATATGATTGCTGATTTGACGAACCGCAGACGTAATCGGGTCAAATTGGTATGAGTACTGTCAATGCCATACAGGGCGATACTTTAGATGCCATTGCATACCGTTATTTCAAAGACAATTCAGTACAAATTTTGGCTGCATTGATTGAATTAAATCCAGAGTTGCATGAAACATTTCTAGATGAGCATCAAACCGTTATTTTGCCTGAAGCGACTCAAATGCAAAGTACTCCCTCATTGAAACTGTGGGATTAAAGGGGAACCCAATGAATGATCCTATTTCAATTAAAGGATTACCGTGGCTTTTAAAAATTATTGCCGCGATTATGGGCGCAATTTTAGCGCTGATTTTAAGCGGTGATATCGACACACAAGGACGGATTAAAATTACCGTCGGTGTGATTTTAAAATTCGCAATTAGTGTGGCCATCAGCTTATATGGCGGATCTGCTTTTATTGAATATTACCAACTCACCCATTATTCAATGCAGTCCCAAGGTTTTGTGATGCTAATTTTTGCCGTCTTTGGCATGCTGTTAATCGGTATTTGGTATCAATCAATGCAGTTATGGAAAGGTAAAACGGTCAGTGAAATTATTGCTGAGGTAAAAGCAGCTTTTATTGCCATGTTTAAATAGGAATAGAGAAATGTCAAAACAGCTCACTATTGAACAAATACGGCAACAAGCGGAAGAACTGGGTATTGCTCCTGCTGCCCTTCAAGCCATTCATGAAGTGGAATGTCGGGGTTCAGGATTTAATCCAGATAATACACCTGTGATTTTGTTTGAACGTCATGTCATGCGAGAGCGTTTAATTGCCAATAAGTTTTTTAGCGTTGCCGAAAAAATGGAAATTAAGCGTCCTGACCTTTGTAATAAATCATCTGGTGCTTATGGCTTATATTCAGCTCAACATGGTCGATTAGCAGTTGCTGCTGAATATCATCGTGAAATTGCGCTTGAATCTTGTTCATGGGGTATTGGTCAAGTGATGGGTTATCACTGGAAATCTCTTGGCTATCCATCGCTACAAGCATTCATCAATGCCATGTACAAAGATGAAGCCTCACAGCTTGAAGCCATGTGCCGATATATCAAGGTAAATAATCTTGTGAATGCGCTTAAAAATAATGACTGGAAAGCCTTTGCATTGGGCTACAACGGCAAGGCTTATGCAAAAAGTAAATATGACATCAAATTAGCAAATGCATATAAAAAATTTGTTGAAGGATCATAAACCATGCAAGCCTTAATTCCTTTAAAGCCCTATTTACAAGCAAAATTGCCTTTAATGACTGCAGATAAATGTCATCTGTTTATTGTGAATGGGACTCAAGCAAAGGGCTATATGGAATATACAGCTCGGTTGTTATTTCTGGATTACCGTGGTGATCCTATTGAGGTCATTATGCAGATTCGGGAATGGCTCAAATCGAAAAATCTGCATTTAGATGCCACGGGTAACGATGTTCAAATTTCATTTAGTTCTGAAATTATTGATGCCAATACCTTTGATCTAGAAGTTGATTTTCCGCAGCGCGATAAAATCGTGATGGATCAAAATGGGTACCATGTTTGCCCAGAACTGGTGTGGAGCGATACATTTGATAAATTTGTACCTGCAGGGACTGAATAATGGATGCTTATGCAGGTTTAGAGCATTGGCTTGATCAGATTGCGCTGCACCTTGAACCAACCCAGCGACGAGAACTGATGCGTCGCTTGGCTCAAGGTTTAAGAGTACGCACTCGGGATCGAATCAAGCAGCAACGAGATCCTGATGGACATCGCTTTATTCCACGTAAACGTAATCAAATTGGAAATAAAAAGCGTCAAGGTGCTTTATTCCAAAACATTGGTAAACAAATAAAAACTGAATATTCAGCAGACCATGCTGCAGTCGGTTTTGGTGGACGGACGGCTACCGTTGCTGAAGTACATCAACAGGGTAAAACCATTAAGCCTAGTCGCTATGCAAAAGCCACCAATTATCCAATTCGTGCATTGGTCGGTTTTAGTCAAGATGATGAAAAATGGATTGAATCTGAAATACAAAAATTCTTATTAATATGATTGAACTTAGATGTAAATGCGGAAAATTACTGTGCCGCATAGAAAAACTCACAGTAAAAGTTGAAATAAAATGCCCTCGATGTCGAGTGCTCAATCATTGGAACGCCTAGAGCGTCAGGTTAGATAGCCCAGAGCTACCAACGGAGTCGACATATGTCCCCGAAAACTAACCCTAACACCTTAACAAAACCAACTTATAACGCTTCTGGCCGTTCTTTTTCAGGTTGGTTGGGTGGTAAATCTCAACTGGCACGTACCATCATCGATATGATGCCCGAACATAAGCACTACTGCGAAGTATTTGGCGGTGCAGGTTGGGTCTTATTTAAAAAATCAACGTCTACACTTGAAACCATCAATGATGTAAATGGGGATTTAATTAATCTGTATCGTGTTTTTAAATACCATCCTGAAGCCTTAGAAAAAGAGTTTGAAACACAACTGATCAGCCGTGAGGAATTTGAACGCTTAAAAGCTGAGAAGAATACTTCACTGACCGACATTCAACGCGCAGCGCGTTTTTATTATTTACTTCGTACTTGCTTTGGGGCAAAAGTTTCCGAACCTAATTTCTTTTCTCATGTTGAACGTCAACCGCATTTAAAATTGGGTGATGACTTAAAGACAGTGCTTTCAGCAATCCATCAACGTCTACAGAAAGTAAATATTGAAAATCGAAACTATGACGTTTTGATTCAAAAAATGGATCGTGAGGACACTTTATTCTATCTAGATCCACCGTATTACAACTGTGAAAAATACTATGGTAAAGATATTTTTAGCCGTGATGATTTTATTAAATTGCGTGAATTACTGAAGAATATTAAAGGTAAATTTATTTTAAGCCTGAATGATATACCTGAGGTACGAGAGTTATTTGATGGTTTTTATTTTCACACCAAACAAATCCGTTGGTCATTAAACAGCAAAGCTCATGATGAAAATAACGGCAAAGAACTGATCATCACCAATTACCAAATTCCTGATTAAGCGTTAAACAGGATTCAAGTCCTCGCACTTTAAAATCAAATTGCCCATGATTTCGGTCATGGGCAATTTACGTTTATATGAGCATGACTAATCAACTTTTACGACAATTTCAAAACCTTTCTAGCATCGGTACCGTGATCGCTATCGATGCTTCAGCGTGGAAAATTCGCCTAAAAATTGATGAAAATGAAACGGATTGGATACCCATTCCAACGATGGCCGCAGGTGTCGTCAAAATTTGGCGATGCCCATCGTTAGGAGAACAATTTTCTGTTTCAGCCCAAGGTGGTGAGCTCACCAGTGCAGTACCCCAAATTAGCCTTTTCTCTGACGCGTTCCCTCCCCCAAGTACCGATCCGAATGAAGTTTTTGTCCAAATCGGTGAGCACTTTTTTAGCGTCAATATTGCTTCTGGTGAGGCTATATTCAAATTAAACAAATGTACTTTTGATGTCGCAGAAACCATGTTTTTGGGGACTGTTCATGCATTAAAAGCCATTTCATCAGATGAAGATGTCACAGCAAAAGAAGTCAGCCTTGTGGAGCACCCTCATCCGAATGTCATGAATGGACCAGGACAAACTGCGAAGCCCATTCCAACTGGAGGCGCGAACAATGATTAAAGGCATGTCACGGCACACAGGAAAAATCATTCGTGATGATGGGCAATTACCTGCCCACCTTCAGCAATCACTACATGACATTTTAAGCACCTTAATTGGTACCCGAATATGCCGACGACATTACGGCTCACTTTTACCGCATTTAATTGATCAGCCCTGCAATGACATCACCAAATTGAAAATTATGAATGGTTCTGCCACAGCCATTATTCGCTTTGAACCTCGTCTTAAAATCAAACAGGTTCAGGTCCGCAGCGCAGACCGTCAGAATGCTTGGGATGTCACCCTCATCGGCACTTATTCGCAATATAACCAAGATCAAACTTTCAAACAGAGCTATACATTTGGAGCAGCTGCATGAGCACCATAAACCGAGTTGATTTATCTTCATTACCTTTTCCAAATGTACTGCAACAACTCGATTTTGAAACAGAGCTTTTAGCGTGTAAGCAAGAGTTAATTTCAAGAGATCCTGAGCTGTTAGATGCTTTAAATTTTGAAAGTGAACCTTTGGTTAAATTACTAGAAACCTTTGCCTATCGTTTTCTTTTAAAGACCGGACAAATGAATGCAACTGCCAAAGCATTGATGCTGGCCTATGCAACGAAATCCGATTTAGATCACTTAGCTGCCAATCGCGATGTGTACCGAAAAACTATTATTCCTGCACAGCCCAATGCCAATCCTACCATTGAAGCGGTGATGGAATCCGATGAGGATTTACGTCGACGCGTACATTTACAACCAGAAAGCATGTCCGCAGGTTCAATCGGTGCATATCAGTTTTGGGGTTTAAGTGCGCATGGTCATGTCAAAGATATTTCCGTCGAAACGCCTGAAGAAGGTCATGTCAATATTTGGGTGCAAAGCCATGTTGATGCGATTGCCCCACAAACTTTACTGGATATTGTCGATGTCACTTTAGATCCAGATACCCGACGACCTTTTACCGATCAGGTTCATATAAAAGCTGCGACCGTTGAAGAATGGCAACTCAATGCCACACTGGTCCTTTTCCCCGGTCCCGACTCTGCTGTGGTCAAAGCTGCTGCTGAAGCGGACGTAAATTTATACATCGAAAAAATTTCATCATTGGGCTATGACGTGACGCGCAGCGGACTTTTTCGATCATTGCATCAGGGCGGTGTTCAAAATGTGATTTTAAATAGTCCTACCACCGATATTGTTCTACCAAAGAGCCGTTATTCCAAGTGCATATCTATTAATATCAATATTGTGGAGTTTACAGATGTCTAATCTACTTCCACGAAATGCCACTAAACTAGAAAAAAATATTGAGCAACTTGGTGAAAAAATTTCCCTTATTCGAGTGCCTTTTGTCGATCTACACCGTATCGATCGTTGTCCTGTGGCTCATTTACCTTGGCTTGCATGGGAACACCGGGTCGAATATTGGCAACCCGATTGGAATGAACAAGACAAGCGAAATGCCATCCGTGAAAGTGAGTCTTTCAATGCTGGGCGCGGCACACGATCATCCATCTCCAGTCTTATCAGCACCGTAGTCGATCATTATCAATTAAAAGCATGGTATGAGTTTAATCCGCCACAAAAGCCCTTCACTTTTGTGGTCATCATCAGCCCACAATACCTCCTCTCAATAGAACAGCTTTTGCAAGTTCATACCGCCATTGATGCGACCAAATCAGCCCGAGATAACTATTCAATTTCAGCCAAAGTAAAAACAACCTGTGATTTTTTTCTCACAGGTTCAGTCACATCTGGCACAAAAATTCATTTAGAAAGTCTTTAAAGAGAAAAATATGTCCGCAAAATATTACGTCACACTCACCAATTATGGTGCTGAACTTGTTGCTGCAGCACACGATCTGCAATCCATCACATTGACTGAAATAGTGATTGGTGATGCAAACGGTGTGCCCTACCAACCAATTGACCATACAGACTTAACCCAGCTCGTTCATCAAACTGCGGCTGTCGAAGTCCGTGAAGTTAAAGTTGAAAATAATAGTGCCACTGTTTCAGCAATTATCCCTGCCCATGTCGGGGGCTTTAATATCCATGAACTCGGCTTAAAAGATGCTTCAGGCAAACTGGTCTACATCGGCAATTATCATGGTGCATATAAACCGATTATTGCTGAAGGTGGCGGTGGTGAACTTGAGTTAGTAATCGATATTAAAGGCACAGCTGGTGCGCAGGCACTGATTGAAATCAATCCGCTGATCATTTCTGCAGATAAAGCATGGGTACAACAACAACTCAATGAACTCCGCGCTTACTTCAATCCACTTCTAGCGAAACCGGGCACAATTGAAATATGGTCAAATCCTATTCCCCCTGCTTATGCGCTTGAGTGTAATGGTGCGGCTTATTCACGAACTGAATATAAAGATCTGTTTGATGTGATTGGTACAGCCTTCGGTGCAGGTGATGGCAATACAACATTTAATGTTCCTGATTTTCGTGCTGAAGTTCCACGAGGTTGGGATCATGGACGAGGTATTGATGCTGGTCGTATCTTTGGTAGCGCTCAGGATGCATCTTCTGTATTTATGGGTGATTCAACTGTTACAGCAAGCCGTGTGGCAAATCTGTACAACAAATATGATGACAACATTGCAACTATGCGTGATGCATTAAATGGTGAGCCAACCACGATTAATGCAAGCAATTTATCAGTCCTGTCTTCAGGTGCACAAGTAGTCGATCCAATAACACCTCAAGAAGTAACAATGTCAGTCCGAGTAAGAAACGTGGCGGTTATGTTTATCATCCGAACTTAAACCCAAATTAATAAAATCCCAATTAAGCCTTAAACAGGATTTTGCTCGTAGAATATTAACAGCCCTCAATTCATTATGACTTCAAAAGTACAACCACTTTTGGAGTCATAACAATGGCTGAATTTCATCACGGTATTACAGGCCGAGAAACAGCTTCAGGAAAAATCCCAATTCGCGATGCAGCCACAGCTGTAATTGCCATGCTTGCTTTTGCAGATGATGCGGATGAAGAAACATTTCCACTTAACACCCCTGTCCTACTCACCTCAATTAATCGTGTTTTACCCAAAGCCGGTACAACTGGAAATCTGCGTAAAAACCTTGAAATTATTTCTCAAATCACTTCACCGACCTTGGTGGTGATTCGGATTGAGCATCCTCTAGGAGCAGTTTTAAATCAATCTCTGGTGATTGGCACTACAGAGGAAACAGGTCAGCGAACTGGTTTACAAGCATTACTGACCGTTAAATCAGTGCTAGGCCTGACACCGAAAATCATTTGTGTTCCTGATGTTGAAACGATTGATATCGCCAATGCCATCGGTGCGATTTGTAAAAAGCTACGCGCTTATGCATACATCACACCACGCAATCGTGACGGTGTCATTTTAGAGACAGCTTATGCTGTGGTGAATTTCCGCAATATGCTGGCATTTCGTGAAGTTGAACTGATCTGGCCTGAATGGACCAGTGGCAATGTCTTCTTAGGCAGCACTGATTCAGAGCTAGATTTTAATGAAATTTCAATTCAAGCAGCTCCACCATATCTTTCCTCAGTTTCACTGACTTATGATCTTTATCGTAATGGTGAAAAATTAGAGTCCAATCAAACGATCGTCATTCAAGAACCAAACAATACCGCTGATGCTTTCATAGACAGTATTATCGATATTTTGGAAACATATCCTGATATTACCTTGAATCACGGTGGTGGCGGTATCGGACATTTCTTTAGACCCACCCAATATACGATTCGAGGCAATGCGGGCGATTTAGAAAAAGATACAGTCCGTTTTGTGTTTAAACAAAATTCATCAGAAGAAAATGACCTCTTTCCAATGCTTAAAGATCGTTATAGCGGACTGCCTTTTACTAGTCCGTTGGAATTAATCACCTTGGGCAAAACCATGTATGAAGGAGTCTAAACATCATGACCTTAAAATATGGAACAGGCATTTTTACCGCTGCTGTCGCAGCTGCTGCATTACGTGCTGAAACGGATCAAAAAGTCGGATGGCATAAATCACTGTCTAATATTCCTGTGACGGGTCCAACAGGAATCAGCCAACCGATTACATGGGATTTAGAAGATCCTGACACCGACGCAGGTTATTTAAATAGCCATGACATCACCACCATGATTCAGCATGTAGGATTTCGTTTTTGGGGCAATCGTAACTGTTCTGATGACATTCGCTTTTCTTTTGAAGTGGCGACACGTACAGCTCAGTTTTTATTAGACACCATTATCAATGGCTGTTTTCCCTTCGTCGACCAACCACTTACCCCTTTCTTGGCCAAAGACATTATTGACTCGATTAATGCCAAATTACGTGAACATGTCGATGCCAAGCATTTGATTGGCGCATCTGTCTGGTATGACCAAGCCGAAAATTCAGTCGAGCAATTATCGCAAGGCTTGATGTGGATTGATTATGACTATACCCCTGTCCCTACGCTTGAAAACTTGGGGCTAAACCAACGTATTACCGACCGTTATTTAGTTGACTTTGCTCAAATGATTAATGGTGCAAATACCACTGAAGGAATCTAAGCCATGCTTCCACGTACGCTCAAAAACTATAATGTATTTGTGGATACACACTCATGGGCAGGTGTCGCTGAAAGCGTCACCATTCCCAAAATCACCAAGAAGACTGAAGACTATCGTGGCGCAGGGATGATTGGTGATATTTCCTTGGCGATGGGCTATGAAAAGCTTGAAGGTGAAGTCACTTATGCAGGTTTCGACGTTAAACAGTACCGTCAGCTCGGTGTCTGCGGTACTTCAGATTTACCTGTTCGTTATGTTGGTGTCTATGAACGTCAGGACAATTGCACGACTCAAACGGTAGAAATTTATACCCGTGGCCTAGCAACTGAACTTGATCCGGGTGATTCCAAAAACGGTGAAAAAACTGAAATCAAAATGTCTTACAACTACACCTATTACCGCATGGAGGTGGATGGTGTAGTCGAAGTTGAACTGGACTTTATCAATGGTACCGAGCGTTTTGGCTCAACCGATATCGCTGAAGCAATTAAAAATTTACTTGGTCTGTAAAGACTAGGTAATCACTACCCACAATTTTTTAAATGAGTATTAAAAATGGCTAAAGTTACTGATGAGCAAAGTAAAAACCTTGAAACAATTACAGATCCAAATCTACGCGTGGTGATTTTAGAAAATCCTATTCTGCGTGGTGATCAATCAATTTCTCGTATCGAAATCCGAAAACCCAACGTAGGAACGCTACGTAATCTTAGTCTTCAAGATGTTTTGAAATGGGATATCAATGCGACCAATACCGTACTTTCACGGGTGACTTCCCCAACATTAAACCCTGCCGAACTTAACAATATGGATGTATCTGATTACACCTCATTGGCAGTAGAGCTGACCAATTTTTTAGTCAGTGCAAAAGCCAAATCCCAAGCAGCGTTGATGACGTAATCGCCAACCTTGCAACGGTTTTTCACTGGACACCGACAGACTGTCGTGATTGGGATATCGAAGAACTCATGCAGTGGAACGAACGTGCACGACAGCGTTCAGAAGTAAGCAAATAAAAGGTCAAAATTGAAAATGAGTAATCTAAGTTTAAGTGCGATTTTAAAAATTGTGGATGAAGCTTCTAAGCCTCTCAAGCTGATTCGCCAACAAACTGATGCCAGTTCAGATTCAATTGAAGACCTTACGCGCAGTATTGACCGCTTAAATCGAACTTTAGGCGGTTCAAATACCCAACGCTATAACCAGTCATTAAACCAAACTGAAAAATCCTCTCGCGCTGTACGTACAGCTACACGCATGATGGTGACCGAATATGGTCATGTAGATCATGCTTTAACTGCATTGCTGCACAAAACTGATCAATGGAATACAAAACTTTCTCAAAACCGCCAAGCAATGCGTCAGGAATTATTGATTTTGAAAAACAAATGAGTGGTGTACAGGCTGTACTTGATTTAGAAAAACACAGTACTGCCATGAAAATGCTTGAAGCAGATGCTCGAAAATGGGGTGCAGCTTCGTCCTTTAGCCCTAAAGAGGCAGCAGAAGCACAATTTAATTTAGGCTCAGGTGGCTTTAATCCGAGTCAAATTCGTGATGCTTTGGGGGGAACATTACAACTGGCTGAAGCAGGTAAAGTTGAACTGGCTGAAGCTGCACAAATTGCCATTGGTACCTTGAATGGTTTTGGTCTGGCAGCCAAAGAAATTAACCGGGTCAATGATGTTTTTCTTCAATCCACCAATGCCACGGCAACCAGTGTCCAAGGGCTTGGCGAAACCATGAAATATGTAGCACCTGTTGCGAAACAATATGGTGCAAGTATTGAAGAAACCACAGCGATGGCAGGCTTACTCGGCAATAATAATATTCTCGACACACAGGCAGGTACATCCCTTCGCGGCATTATGCTTCGTTTGGCTTCACCCCCAAAAGCAGCAAGGGCAGCATTAGAAGAACTTAATGTCACGACTGTAGATGCCAAAGGTAATCTGCGATCAATGGCCGATATTTTAGACGATGTTCGCAAATCCACCAAAGGAATGGGATCACAAAAACGGCTTGAACTTATCTCTGATATTTCAGGAGTAGAAGCCGCTTCAGCAATGGCGGTGTTGGTCGATCAAACAGCCGTACTGGATGAAAACTCAGGAAAAGTGATCAATAAAATTAAACAACTGACCAGTGAATTAGAAAATTCTGAAGGTGCAGCTGCACGTGCTGCTGCAATTTTAAAAGACAACCTCGCAGGCGACATTGAAAATATGGGCGGTGCTTGGCAGGACTTCAGTATTTCGATCCAAAAAGTGTTGGGTAATGATATGCGGAATTTTATTCAGCAAATTACTGCCATCATTGAACGTGTTAAAAATTGGGTCGATGCCAATCCTGAACTGGTTCGTACATTAGCCAAAATTGCGATGCAGCTACTTCTATTTAAAGTTGCCTTACTTGGGGTTCGATATACCACTAACCTTTTCTTTGGGGCAATCGTCAGCGTTATTGCCAGTATTACCAAACTCACCATTTTACTTTGGATTGTCAAAAAAATTGCCGATAGGTTAGGCATCGGTTTACCGAGCCGTATTAACCTGATTAGCAAAGCAGTGGGATTATTAAGTCGGGCATTTATGTTCCTCGCACGACAGGCTATTCCATTGCTCATCCGAGGCATTTTAACCATGAGTGCTGCCCTACTGACCAATCCACTGACTTGGATCATCGTGCTGATTGGTGCAGTCGCGCTTGCGATTTATCGATATTGGGGGCCAATCAAAGCATTCTTTCAAGGGTTCTGGTCAGGGCTTCAAATCGGCTTATCCCCTTTGATTGATACCTTGGGTACCTCATTTAACAGCTTAAAAACTACACTTGCGCCATTAAAACCAATATGGGATGGCTTAGTCACTGTTTGGGGCATTTTCAAAGGCGTTTTGGCTGAAGCGCTGACACCATTTCAAGCCACCAATCAACAATTAGCCAATGCCACTTCTTATGGTCAAACCTTCGGTCAGGCGCTGGGAATCATTCTGGGCGTATTGGGTGAAGTCATTGTTACTCTGGTCAAATTCGGTGCCACCATTTTTACTGTTGTTGGTACAGCAATTGGGGTGTTTTTTGGTTGGATATCTTTAATTCCAGAACGTGTGAGTTCTGCATTCAGCTCTGTTAAAGCCAGTGTCATGGAAGCAGGTGCAGCATTGTGCAGCATTTATCAATTACCTACTTACCCCATTAAGACAGGTGATCGGTGCAGTTAATTTACTGATTACAGGAATGAATAAAATTCCGAACGTCAATATTCCTAAAATTCCGCAAATCCCTCAAGTCAGCGCAACAGGAACATCTGTTCCAACCAAAGTGGTACAAACCAAAGCGACTATTCCGCTGCGAGCACCTCAATCTGGACAAACTGTTAATCACTTTGGCGCACCGCAAATTAGTATCACAGGAGTAACAGATCCGAAGGCTGTCGGTGTCGTGATTGACCAGAAAATGAAGCAATGGCAAAGCAGCTTTGCAGCACCATCTTCAAACCGCAGCTACAGTGACAAGGACTGAACAGGAGAATTGTTGTGTTAATGAGTCTAGGGCAATTTATTTTTAAGACCAGTACTTTGGCATTTCAGGAAATTCAACGGCAACGTGCGTGGAATTATGCAGACAATGCTGTCGCTTTTGGTCGTCCCAAAAAACAATTTACAGGTGCAGGTGCAGACACCGTCACTTTACCCGGTCTCATTTATGAAGAGTACGGATTCGGTACACGTTTTGCTTTGGATGAATTGGCAAGCATGGCAGATACAGGACAAGGCTTTGTACTGATGGATGGCTCTGGATATTTATACGGTGTCTTTGTCATCGATAGCATTGACGAAACCAAATCCATTTTGATGGATAACGGTGTACCAAGAAAAATTGATTACACCGTCAAATTATCCCGTACCGATGATGAACGCATTGAAAATCAAGCTGCACCTGAAATGATGGATGATTCGGTATGATTAAAACGCCAGTTTGCATTATCACTGCCAACAATAAACCTTTAAATACGCTTATTTCTAGTCGCATTATCAGTGTCACTGTGACTGATAATCGCGCCAATGAAGCAGATGAATTAAGTATCGTTTTAGATGATTCTGATGGTGCTTTAGAGTTACCTAAGCGTGGCGTAAAACTGAATTGTAAGATGGGCTATTTAGGTGAAGATATTCATGATAAAGGCGACTTTGTTGTAGATGAAACTGAATGGTCAGGTACAGCCTCTGAAGTTGCCAAAAATCATGAGCTAACTTTGGTCATGACTGCTGACTTAAAAGCCATAAATTTAGCCCATGTTGACCAGACCAATGAGTCAGATCTCAACTTATTACAACGCCTAGCCAAACAAAATGGTGCGGAAATGGCAGTGAAAAAAGACCGCTTACTTATATTTAAAGCTGGTTCTGCAAAAACAGCTTCAGGCAAGAATTTACCTGCCATCACCTTAACCAGAAAAGATGGTGATCAATTCCGTTATAGCGAACAGGATCGTGAATCTGACCATACTGGCGTATCAGCCAGTTATCAGGACACAGCTAAAGCTAAACGTGAAAAAGCTGTCGCAGGCGAAAAAGGAAAAGTGAAACACCTGAAGGGAACTTTTGCCAATAAAGAAGAAGCTGAACGTGCCAGTGCTGCAAAAATGGCTGAAATTAAGCGTCAAATGGCGAAATTCAGTATTAATTTAGCTTATGGCCTACCTGAAATTAGTACAGAGTCTCCAATCAAGCTACAGGGCTTTAAAGCTGACGTAGATAAGCTGAAATGGATCGTTGAAAAAGCCACTCATAGCTATGCTAAAAGTGGCGGATTGGTTACTCAATTAGAGTTGGAAGCTAGTCTTTAGTTTTCTGGATTTCTAGGGACATGTCTTACTTTTAAATCATCATAGATTTCTATTGCTGCATCAATTCCATTAAAAAGAATTCCTGAAATAAGTGCGATGAAAGCACCACCTATAAGAGTAGCCGCCCCTCCTAAAAGTAGAAGCCATTGATCAACGGCTATTGGAGAAAACCATCCAAGTTTTTTAATGATAAAAACCAAAATATCGTTTAAGGGGATTATGATGATAGAAGAAAAATAAGTGCCTACTAAAAGAATCCTTTTTTTCTTATAACTATTCTTGGATGATTTAGCTGTAAGCATAATTTTGTCATCAACATTCACTGTATCTATAAAGTGACGTGCTGTAATTAATTTTTTAATCATTATGAAAAAGCGCTGTGGAAACTCTTTAATTACATAATCAACTTCTAAATGACTCGTTTTTTCAGAACATACTAATGCTTGTGCAGCACAATCTTTTTCAATTTTTTCTTTATCTGATTCATAGTAATTATCTAAATATTCTTTTATGGCTTCTAGCCTATTTAAGTAAAATTTTCTTCTATGAGAAAATCTTTTAGATTTATCCAACCAGACAAAAAAAGGTACTAATGCTAAAAAAACTGGCAAACATTTAACTGCTAGATCAAGCACTAGACACCTCAAACAAGATAGACTTAAATATTAGAGTTAATTACAAACCCATTATGAATGTAATTATCCCATGCCAAAATCAAATTTTCTACACCATGATTTCCAGTAGGCATAAGTTTATGTTTAATTTGAAATAACTTTTCAGAGTCTTCTTCTACGTATAGATATTCATAATAAGATGCAAGCAATGAAATACCTTCTTCGTTATTACTATAAATTTGCTCTAAAAATTTAGAATCTAGGTCATTTATCTTTAATACTCCTAGTTTTCTGATTAAATAATATTCCTTCGCCTTCAAAAAAAACAATTTAATTAATTCTTTTTCATCATTTTTATTCTTTAACAAATTTAAGTCATATGCAAATAAATACAAGCATGAATATACTGATTGAGCATAGTTTTTTAAATCCAAGAATGCTATTTTTTGCATCAATTTAATTAATTGCCTTGCATTAGGATTAAATATTTTGCAAAGAAAATTAAAATCTGGATAGTTCCATATTTTAAAACCTAAATCATTTTCAATCTTTTCAATATTACTAAAATAGTCAATATTTTTCGAATTTACTAATTTAATATTTAAATCAATAAATTTATCTAAATAAGAATTTTTAGAATTAAAACCATAAAAATTATTAATAGATTCTTCAAGTTGCTTTTGATTAACTGATAGTATAAAAACAACATTCTTAATATCAAAAAAATGTTTTATCCGTTCAATTAATCTAATAGAAAATTCTGGTTTACATCGATCCAACTCATCAACAATAAATATCAATGGATTTTCTAGATTCCTAGAAATTTTTGTTAATTCATTTTTAAAATACATCAAACTATTATTTTCATTATCATAATCTTCTACTTGTTTAGATAAATGCTCCTTTAGTTGTTCATTTAAAAAATTTCCAGCTTCTTCACCAATTTCACCTAAACCCTCTTTAACATCACTAATAGTATCTCCAAGAGCTTTATGAAAATGTCCTGCACCAATTAAAGTTGTCGTAAGTGCCCATAAAAGCATAGGAAGATTAGGCAAAATTGCTCTATAAGCTGAACCAATACTATCTTTTAATGTATCGATATTTTTATTATCTTGTTCTAGTTTTTTGGCTATTTCCATTGAGATTAAAAGAAAAGGGTCCTCTAGAAAATCATTTGCAAATGCATCTAAATAAATAACATTAAATTGATTCTTTTCAAGGCTAGCTTTCCAGTTTTTTACGAACCAACTTTTTCCTGCACCCCATTCTGCATCTATAGAAATAGTAGCTCCAACTTTTAAGTTTTTAACATAATTAGTCAGTTTGTTTGCTAGTAATTTTCTTTCCCATAAATCGCCTTCAAATGGTTCTACAATTTCTAAATTATTATCCTTTATAAAATACTCACGACTCATATAATCTAATCCTTTATTTTCAAGCTATCTAAAAAACTTTAATTATTCTTTTCTAACCCAACCAAAGTCACAAAATCATCTTCAGTAATAATTTTTATCGCATTACCTTCATTTTGCCATTTCTTCGCTTGTTCAAATTTACGACCATAACTTACATGTGCCCAAGCACTATTACCTTTATTGCAGATCACTAGGTAGTCCACACTCAATGTCATGTCATCAACAAATTTAGCACCATTATTTTCAACCAAAGCTTTCCATTCACTTTTTTTAAACCTAGTCGATGCACCAGTAAAACAATAAACAGCATCTTCTAATTTCAATTGACCTTTATAAAAATCTGGATTATCCGTGCTATCTACACACTTTTTAAGTTTCCCATGACTCTCTGGATCAACATAACGAGTAATGAGCCTAAAAATAGAATTGATCCCAGCAGCTGTTAAAGTCTTTTTCGTTCTTAAAGGACGTAATGCGCTAAATATCTCTTGGTACAGAATATCCTCTTCTAAATGATCATGATCTTTAAGCCAAGTATTCAAACATACCAATTCATCTAATCTTAAGTCAGAATCGCAAACCAATCCTGCAAGTACACCATGTAGTCGTTGTACATCAGCTGTATGATTTTTATAAAAATCAGTAGATTTAAATAGGTTTAAAACCTTTATAAAACGCTCTTTTTCTTCATCATTTATGCCATCTACTGTGGTGATTTCGGAAAGGACTTTGAATAACATTTCAAATTGTGAGGAATGAAGCTCTGGCATACTTTTATGCCATTGAATAATTGCATCTACCTCCCTTTCATTGATTTTTCCATCAATAGTCACACCCTCAAGGAAGCCGATAAAGGTATTAACACTTTTATCGTTAATTGCATTCCCCATAAATTGTTCAATTATTTTTTGATCTAACATTTTCTTTCTTAGTATGAATTTAACAATGTTAAATCTACATCATTTAAACAAAGTTATCAGCACTAGTTAGCATAAAGTTTAAAGCCTATTTTTTACTATTCTTAGATTTACCTTTAGAAGTTTTTTAAATCAGTAATTATCTATATTTTGATACTATGAATCAGCTCATATTGATACGATGACAGGGTTCATTATGACCCGATGGGAAGTGTCAAAATGAACTTTTCTTCTATATTAAAAAGAATAAATAAATAGAATAAATAAAAGAATGCAAAAAACCGAAATTGAAAATTCAAACCAACTCATAATAATTCAAGAGAAATAGATTCAACAAAAACACTTGCAATAAAAAATATTTAAATTATATTGTCCATATCACAGCAAAATCTGTGATCAGATGTGGAAGTCTGTTTATTATCTAGAAGCGCAAAATCAAAGTCGCTTATGCGGCATTTTTTTTGCCCACTGTTTAGTCAGTCGTTATGGCAGGCTATGCAGGGCAGCCTTGTGCTGACCGTTACTTCTAGAGCGGTACTTCCACCCCTGTGTAGTCTGCCACCATTCTGTGGAAGGAATGTGGGTAGGTGTTAAAAACTTACTAGAAGAGTAAACGACTATGAACACTCAAAATAAAAGTGTGCATTCAGCACCTGTACGCCTCGATACCCTCTGTTTACAACGCTTACAAGCATCTAACTTTGCTCAACCCCCAATTCATAAACAAATTTTAAATTTTATTCGCCTACGTTTCACACGTTAAGGGGAATCGTATGTCTAAAATTTATATCAACACTGAACTCGGTACAGAAAAACGCTGTACCCGTTGTGGCGACTACTACCCGCTGGACACAGACTTCTTTTATAAAAATGGTACTTGGCGCGGAAAATCTCAATGGAGATCACATTGTAAAGCTTGCTTCACTGAAACATATCGGGGAGAAAAATAATGTCGCAAATTCTTAAATCTTCTGATGAATATGCACTTTACGCCTCTCCTTCAATTGCAAAGGAATTGGGAACACCTGCTGCAGTCTTTCTGCAAAAACTCTACTTCATGTTAAATCATGCTAAGAATAAAAATGGAGAAACGGTCAGATATATCAAAGTTCATCAGAACCGAAAATGGTGGTGGCATACCTTTGAAAATTGGCAAAAAACTTTAGGGTTATATAGCATTTCCACCATTAAACGTGCTGTCGCTAAACTAAGTGAACTTGGCATCATTGAAGTTCAAAAACTAAATCCTGTTAAGCGCGAACGGGTCAATTACTACAGCATCAATTATAAAAAATTAAAGCAACTCTTTGGTATATCAGCAAGTGTTACAAAACCACAACCTCAGCAAAAATCAAAGCCAGCACCAGAAAAAATCATAGGTACTGAAACACCTATGCATGCTGAAGCCACAACAGAGGAACTTGCCACCATTCCGAAGGAACATCGCACGCTGTATAGACAACTTCGCCAGTACAAACTCGACGTTTCTTATGATGACCCTCGCCTCTTTTTCTGGGAGAAAAAAGCCAGATCCGTAACCAGTTACACAGCTTCGGCAACGAATCGATTTGATATCAATAAATGGCAATGGCACACACCAGAACAAATATTACCTGAAGAACTTTTAAGGACTTAAAAAATGGGAATTGAAAAACACATTATTCGAGTTCAAGAACCACATTCTAAAAAGCGTAAGTTCTTTATTAGCTCAAAGGATTTATACCGTTTGCTACAAACAGATATTTCTTACAAGACCTTTGTAGAAACCAATATTGTCTGGTCACGACTTCGTGAAAACATTGACTACCATTTCAATGAACAGCACGACACATACAATCTCTCGATCTGCGCGGTACAGGCCATTTTAATTTTAGAAAACACAGAAAAAAGCTGGCAATTCTTCAATGAACTGACCGACCTGATAAATAACGGTTTTAACCGTTCCTAGGGGAATATTATGGATATGCAATCAAGATTATCGTTATTAGACCAGCATTTAACTTTATTGATCGAGTCGACTGGAAGTTGTGAAACACTAACAGGTGAATCTGTAGCTGCAACCATATTTATTATTCAGGAACAGGTACGTCAAATTCAAAAGGCAGTAAATAAAGAGTAGTAAAAAAAGCCTCTTAGGAGGCTTTTTTTTACTACTCAACAGTTATAGGAATTTCGTAAGTTCTTTCTTCTAAGTACTCTTCACATATTAGTTTGATTCGGATTAAGCCACTCCCTGTTCCAATTGGAACCAACGTATAATCATCATAACTAAATCCTCTATCACTTGTATGCATCATTTCTGCCCGTTTAATAAAAATAGTTCTATCCTCGTCAGTAAGAAAATCTTTATTCGGGCCATCAAACCTTTTTAGTGAAGATGGAACTGAGCTAGATCTTCTTATCATCGGAGCAGATGATGTAAAAGGTTTAGAAATGCTATTTATCCGATTTTTCTTTTGAATAATTTGAGCAATTGGATCATACAATGGGGCAGATATGACTTCTAATCTAATCTGAAGAAGTTCATCAACTATTTTTAATAATTTACTATCATTACCTTCCTCAATAATAAATAAGAAATCAGGTATTTCAATATGTATATGAATATTATTAGCTTTTAAATTCCCTTGATTCATTAGAAACAAATTAAGCGGATAGCGAGTATGTTTCAGCAGATCTATTTTCTTAGATATTGAATTATACTTTTCAATGTCATCACTCGTTATCTTTGCTAATCTAGCATTGAAATCATCAATTATTTCAGTAGTTAAATATTCACGGATATCACTATCTACATCATCAATAATAATTGGATATCTAATCTTATATGAATCTAATTCATTAGAATATATTAACTTGAAATTTAAACTAGGACTTTGTGTATTGGTTATAGTTAGTATTAAATTGGGCTCACGAATTTCTTTTTCTTTCTCATATGCACTAATTTTCTCTCTAAGCTCTCTATTTTCTTCACTAAGTTTAGCTATTTCTTCAGCAAGTTGACCTGAAATCTGGTTACCTCTCACCCAGCCAATACCACCATGCTTTCTCATATTTTTATATAGAGAATGTGAGATTTTATGCTTTAAGTCATCTACAGAATCCCAAAACTCACAAAGCCTGTTTGTTAAAACTTTTTGACGAAAAAACTTTAATTTATCCAAATTTTCAGAGTTCTGATCTCTCTCATGTGGGTGTGTAGCAACATTATCATTACGAACAAAACAAATAAGTTTCAAACCATTACTGACAGCATAATCAAACTCTTTTTCAGTAAAACTAATACCATCTTCTTTGGAGATAGAACCATAGCGATGACCAAGTATTAAAATATAAAAATCACTTGAATCAATTAAATCTTTAATAATTGTCCATTGCTCATCATTATCAGCACCAAACAATTCCATCCCTACTGGAAAGTTATAGGATTCTAGAACGGTATTAATTGCAGCACTTCTTGCTTCGATTAAATCTGTATATGTTGAACTAATAAATACTTGGTACTTCTTTTCTTGACTCATTTTTTCTTTATAAAATAAACACTGAATTACTTAACATTTATAGCACCTCAACAAAGTTTAATAAATACATATTTATTAAATAATTTCATATCTTTAGATTAAACATGTTAATGCTAGTTTCATGTTATAAATATAATTCCTAGCGATATTAAGAATCGTCAGATGATGCAAAATCTATCACAAGAAAAAATCCGAGAACTCCTAGATAAGAAATTATCGGATATTGAATTTGAACTTAAGAGCGATGTAAATCCCGATATACTCACAGGAGAAGTTATTGGGTATTTAGAAGCGTTTCTCACAATGTCTTTGATTAACACCTATGAATTCGGTAGGTATCATCGTCAATATTCAGATTTAAAAGACAAAATATTAAAAAACTAACCTTTCTTAATCGCAAAACTTTCTGCAAAATTCCGCACTAAAGTCATTAAGGTTTCTCTTTGACTTGGTTCTACAGAATCCCACAATTTCAATAATTCTTTTGCATCGTCAGACAACAAATCTGGTCGACTACGCTCACCTGTTAATAAGAACCAAACGTCAACACCTGCTTTGCGTAAGGACTCTAAATCTTCCTGATTCATAACTCTTTCGCCTTTCTCATAGCGCAAAACAGCCATCCATTTTTTATCAAATAAAGTAGCAAAGTCCTTTTGTGATAAGCCTAGTTTTGATCGCTCTAAACGTAGACGCTCACCTCTTTCATTGATATTTTCACTTGCCATTTGGTTAGTATACCCATTCAAAACTATCCAAAAGGATAGTATAGTTGCACGTATATCATTTTAACAAAGATCTTCATTTACCACAGTTTAAAACTGTGACTTACAAAGGAAATTGTCATGACTCTTAAAGAATCTCAAAAAGAAGTCCAAATCAGCTTTCGTACAACACCAGAAAATCGACGCTTAGCACGTATTGAAGCGGCTAAAAGTAATATGACCCTGAATGAATGGATTAAACACATGGTCGAATCAAAACTGGTTGAAGCTTCTTCTCAAAACTTAAAATAATCATAAGGCACGGTCTTTAGGCCAATCACAGAAAACCAATACAGATTTTTCAAATATTTGAAAAATTTTGTAAATGAGAAAAAGAAATTAAGTAAGTGTCGTCGGGAGCAACTATTACTTAGTTGAATATCTAGAGGTACTCCATGAGTAAATCAATTGGTTTTTATTGCCCCCACTGTGGCACACGTATGCATGTATCAGCTAATTGAATTAACTGCATGTGACCTGCATTTTCATCATCCAAATCAATTTGAATAGAGCCTTCACCAGGATCACGCAGACCACGCTCATAGTCTTTTGTGTCAGAGTCTAGGCAAGTTGAATCGATTTTTGAAAATGAATCCTCGCCAAATGAGAATGCTTTAGTGCAATTAAAACGAACAACTGCTGCACCAATCACGGCATAGACTTGTGTTCCATTTGATTTAATACGTGCCATGAGTAGCTACTCCTCAATTTTTAGGCATAAAAAAACCACCTTTCGGTGGCATTGGTTGAAATTAAGTTGGTTATTCAAATAGACAGGGTTGAATCTGCCGATCTACATTTGTGATTGCGGTTTGCAAGACATCTCTTTGTTTTTTCCATACAGACAAACCTTTACCGCATGCACTGGCAATATCTTTTTCACACTCAAGCTTTGCATTCAGTGCTTCGCGCTTTTGAAGCAAAGAAAAATAATCTGTTTGTAGTAGTGCGCGAGCTTCGAAAAACGCCTTAACCAATGATTTTTTGAAATTAATTACTTTTGGACTGTTACGCATTAATGTCATTAGAAAAGTTGCATGCTGTTCATTTAAGACTGCATATTGAGTATCACCACCACCGTGCAAACCATCAATTCTTGGTCGCATTTCAAATGTGACCAAGCCGAATTCTGAAAAATCAGATTTATAACTTCGTACTAACTGGATGACCGACTTATGCTGAACACTTAGACCTAGCGCAATTTGTAAAGTTGTGGTTTTTGGCACACCTTTTTCAACATCAACAATTTTTAAAACTTCAATTTTTGCATTCATATTTAACTCCTTGAGTTTCGTGTGAACCTATCTATCGAATGCACTTGGAATAATAGACAGGCATAAAAAAAGCACCCGATTGGGTGCTGTATGAAAATTAAGATTTATTTATCGATCTACAAACCAATTTGAATCAAAACCAGTTCGATAAAGCTTTGTTACAGGTTCACGCTCATTGCCTCGCAGACTTGTCACAGTGCATGAGTTATCTAACTCAAGCGCCTTTCGTGCTGCTTCACGAATCAGACGTAACTGATCTGGCACCAAAGTATAAATATCGATTTGAATCGTTACATGGTCTGTATTTGCAGGACAATCTAAATGATTCTGCGGATCACCTGAAATGTCTTGCCAAACTAAATACGGCTTAGCTGGTGCATCAGGTGCCAAGCCAAATTCATAAGCTCGCAACTTATTACCTGTTTGCAAAAAGGATTTAACCTCATCACTTGCATTGAGCAATGCGAAAATAGGTGCTGTCATGTTACCCCACTCAATGCTTGTGTAATTTCAGCATCAAAAACCTGAACAAACTTGGTAGTGACGCTATTAATATTTTGAGACAAAGATGGGCGCATGAATGGCACAGCTGGAACATTTGATTGCCCAAATTCGATATGCCTCCAGTACCTCGTATCACCACCGCTTAAACCAGCAGTACTAACAGAGTGCTGATTTTGACCCGCACCACCTTTGATACCGACACGAATAACAATTTCATTGGAATTTCGGCTTTTACCACCTTGAACCACAATGTTTTTATGAATCTTTTCGCGTGTTTCAGGATCATCGATTGCTTTGGCATTTGTACGTGCAGCATCACGGACAAGATTCATAGCTTGCCGACCTGCTTTCCGTGCAATTTGCTTGGCCTTTTTAGGATTTGAAAGCTGTTCAAGTTTGCGCTTTAACTGGTCCATGCCTTCAATATTTAGTTCGACTGCCATGAAGACTCACCTTCAGCAAGAGTCAAAGTAAGCCATTCAAGGCCGCTTTCATTATCTGGAATTGGATCACCATCAATTTTCCAATACTTGCCACGAAACAGAACTCGCATCGTTGAATCAATTTGAGCTGCTTTACTGCTATATCGAATCCGACAACGACCAGTCATATTTGAATTGATAGCTTGAGCTTGAATTTGATCTTTTGTGGATAAGGCTTCGAGTTTTCCCCAAATTTTAGTGAATTCAGACCAGATGATAGGTACATGACCTGTTACCTGATTTTGGTCGCCTTCAGTTTGGTGTTCAATGGTGATGCGGTGGGGTAATTTGCCTGCTTCCAAACTCATACATTCACCCACCGATGTCGCTTCCAAAGCCAATTTGTGGCCATTGGTAATTCAGTACCAGTACCGACTGCTTCCCGATTTTTATACCAGTAGCCAATTAAAAGGTGTGCTCCCAGAATAATTGAATCTAAAATATAAATTCCATTTAGAACATCTTCTGGAATAATTGAACCAACGGCATAAAGCTTTCGATTGGTTGATTGCTCAAATGCATCAAAAGCTGCACTGATCAATGATTCAATCAGTGAATCCTCATCATCATGATCAATACGAAGATTAAGCTTCACTTGCTCCAGTGTCAGGAATTGAGTCATTAGGCTTACCTTTTGCATGCGGTTTTGCTCAGGCTCAGGCTCAGGCTCAGGCTCAGGCTCAGGCTCAGGCTCAGGCTCAGGCTCAGGCTCAGGCTCAGGCTCAGGCTCAGGCTCAGGAGGGTTATCCACTTGAATCAATTCCGCAACCTGTAATTGATTGATTGCAATATCAGCAATTCGATCATCCACATCACACACACCGGGTTCGATTTCAACAACCCGATTCCCATTATCCACAGCAACCTTAAAAGTCTTTTTCACATCAATAAGTGGTGGCATTTCTGCTGCTCCAAAAAATAAGACCCCCCACATAATGGAGGCCTTATATTCAAATATAGGTTCGAATTAAATAGATAAAGTTAGAACTTTAATAGCATTGGAATCTAACAGCATGCCACCGACTCGCTTGGTCGTATAAAAACCTACATTTGGCTTATTACTGTACGGATCACGTAATACACGGGTGCCGAAACGGTCAACAACCGCATAGCCACGCTTAAAGTCACCAAATAAAATCGCATTAGCATCTGCTGCTGCATCTGGCATATCTTCATTTTCAGCGATAGCATGGCTCAACAATGTAGATGGCTGACCTGCCTGAAGGCCCGGTTGCCATAAATAGTTGCCATCCGAATCTTTCAGTTTACGCGTTTTGGATAAGGTTAAGGTATTCATCATGAACTGTGCATTTTTGCGATAACCTTTTTTAGTTGAATAAATCAAATCAATTAAGTTATCGCCAGTAAAACCACCTGCCACACCAGATGTTAATTTCTGAAGCGTACCAAAGGCGCGTGTTTTATCAGATGTTGTTGCCATAGCATAAGACAAAATACCTTTTGGTTTGTTGGTACCATTACCCAACAAAAAGGCGCTACCTTCTTTCTCCAAGATGGGTATTAGGTTTACACAGTGTCATTGCACAAGCAATGGATTGTGAAGGCTTTGTGTGTGAAGGTGGCTACTGGGGCCCAATGCAAGTTAGTTTTCTTGGAGTTGGCGCATCTCCTGAAATCGCGGGTTATGCCTTTGAAGTGCTTTACAAGAAATTAAAAAATGATCGTGCTGAATTTATTCAAAGCAATCTTCAGCGATTTAAACGCTCTAATA